AGAGGCGGCTGTTGTCTGGATCGCGGCAACGTCGGCCGCGACTGCTTCGTCGCCCGTCGCGATCGTCATCGTGCTAACCGCCTTTCGACGAATGACGCATCACGTTCGCTTCGCGAGTGCGGCAGACGCCAAACGGCACATCGGTCCACTTCGCGGCCCGATCGTTTGCAAGATTGCGTCATCCCCATTTGTCTCCGTCATCCCAGACGAAACCACCCCAGACGCCGACCGTCCCGCCGACCGCTTCCTCGGCCACGATCGGCGTTGCGAGTTTGATCGGATCGTCAGGCTGAATTGTTTCGGTGACGTTCGTCAGCGGATCGCCGCGCGGCACGAAGCCGTCGGCATCGCTAATCGTCGCCTCGAAGCTCATCCGGTACATCCAGAACAGGCGGGCGCGATCGAAGGTCAACAGCTCGCCGCCGGCATAAAACAGCCCGCGCGCGCCGCGCTCCGGGTCGATCACCCAGCTCAGCAGCGCGCGGAACAGCGCGTACTTCATCGCCTCGACCGGACTGACGCCGGCCTGGCCGCGCCGATCGGCCGAGGCGTCGAACTCGACAATCACGCCGATGGTCTCGGTGACGATCTGGAGGTTGCCGTCCAACAGGTCGTTGCTGCCGGTTTCATCCTCCAGCGGGATCACCACAGCCGCCGGATAGACGAACTTGCCGGTCGCCGGATCGGTGATCGCGATGACGGACTCGACCCCGGTTTCAAAGTCGGCCGCGCCGCCGACACGCCCGCCCAACTCCGGGCAGTAGCGCCGGAGTTGCTCGATCACCCGCGAAATGTCCATCAGCGGGACATCCGGCCCCGTTGAAACTTGAGGCCGCTCATCACCGCGACGCGCACCCGGTCGGCCAGGCCGTTCGCGATTGCCTGGTCGAGCGCCGGTTCAAGGAACGGGCGCGGCAGCAGGATGCGCTTCTTCGAGATGGCGCCCCGCTTCATGCGGCGAGGTCCGATCGAAGCGGCCGACACGAAGCTGGATGGTTTGCTGGTGTCACCGCCTCCGCCCTTCGCGCCACGTGACAGGAACAGGGCATAGAACTCCGACGCGCGGACGGTGACACCCTCACTATCCTTCCAGACCCGGGCGCGGATCGACCGCGCCAGCTTCCCCGAGACGCTGCGCGGCGGCTCGCCAGGGGCAGATGGGTGTTTCCTGCTGCCCGCCCGGATCAATGCGCGGGCGCGCGCCACCACCTCGGCACCGACGCCGCGCATGACGGCGCGCACCTGCTGCTTGCCGGCGACGATCGTCCAGCCGCCCGGCACCGTGATGTGCAGAAGGGCCATCAGACCCGCTTCTCCAGTTCGCAATCGAGCCGCAGGAACCGCTGGCGGCCGTCGATCGGCATCACGCGCCGTACCCGGAACCGCTCGACCATGTCGCTTTCATCCGGCCGCTTCGTGACGCGGAAAATGACGTGCGTCGTGTCAACCCAATCGAGCCACCGGATGACGATACGATGGGTGACCGGGGTGTTGACCTGTTCCGCCGCATAGAAGGTCATCGTCCCGATCGGCTGTACATCGGCCCGCACGGTCTGCCGCTTCGCGATGGTTTCCAGGAACCCGGGGCTGTCCGGGTCCGCCGCCTGCTCGCGGGTCGCAATCACCACCCGCCAGCGCAGCGAGCCGATCCGAACCGCATTCGGGTCCGGTCCAGGTGCGGGCTCTGGCATAGCCATCGCATCAACCGCCGAGGAACTGCAACCGCTGCCGGTCGAGCAACCACTGCGCCGCTTCCGGCATCGCAGCCGCAGAGTCACCGCGGTGCTCGTAGAGAAACGCCGTGGTCATCATAATCGCCTGGATCACCGTCGAAGGCACATCGTCTACGTCGCCATAACCGGCGACCATCGAGACTTGCAGGTGCTGAAGTTTGGTCCGATAGGCGGCAAAGCCGCCGCTCAGCACCGTTTCAGGGCCGATGAACAGCGTGGCCGGCTCCAGCGTCAGGTCGGCGACGTAGCCGAGGATGACCGCGGGCGGCGTGACCGGCAGCGAAGCCGGAGAGATGGTCGTGGCGTTGCCCCATTCATCGAGCGTCGTCACCGACAAGATCGACTGCACCGGGGCGCGCGGCAGTTCCAGGGTCCCGTGCAGCCGGAGACGACCACGTGGCAGCTCGGATGACGGCCGCATGGTCCACAGCAGCGTCTGCGTCAGCAGCGCGCGGCTAAGGTAGCCCTCCGCCATCACCCGGGCCGCGGTCAGGTACCCCGTCAGCAGTTCGTCGTCCGCGTTGCTGTCGATCCGGCAATGCCGCTTCACCTGCTCGATCGACACCGGTTCCGCGGTCGGCTCCTCCGTCACCGTCAGCGTGGTTCGCACCGCTCGGCCCCCTGTCCTTGCGCACCGGCGCCACCAGGGCGCGGTTGCGATATCCGCCGCGTTCCATCATCGCGTTGCATCCTTCACAGCATTTCCGATCGGGTGACGATGTTCACCACGGCAGCGGCGACCTGATTCACCGGAGATCCAGCCGTGCCGCTGCGCACCTGGAGCATGTTGATCCCGCGCCAGAGATACGAAGGATCGGCCAGCGGAATGATGAACTGATTTGCTGCGGCCTGGATCGTCACTTCATTGCCCGCGCCGTCGTACAGCTCCTGCCAAGTAACTCCGTCCGGGCTGACCTGAAACGTCAGGGGGGCCGTGGTCCAGACGGCCGGCATCGAGATGCCGACCAGCGTCAGCGCGCCGAGCGACACTGGGCCGGACAGCGAAGCTCCTGCCGCGATCGACGCCGGGTTGAGGGTGATGCCGACTGATAACATGCCGCGCGCTCCCCAGGCTTACTGCCGGTTCATCCAGGCCCGCACATAGTCGATCGTCAGGGTGGCAACGCCCGTGCCTGACACCTTGTATGCAGCGAGGTATGGTTGCAGGACCGCCAGCGCGCCGGTCGCTGCGAAGTTGATCGAGTTGTCCGCGTTCACTCGATTGCCATCGATGAAGAATGCCACGTCGGTTGGGTTGGCCGCGTCGATCCGGTAGATGTGCCAATCGGTGGTGCCGACCGTGACGCCGCTGGCAACCAAGGTCGTGGTAACGCCGTCGAAAGCGGTGACCAGCACGGCGCCATTCGCTTGTGCACTGAATTCCAGATAGCAGGTGTTGTTCTGCGGCCCGTCGATCCATGCGGAGGCAACGCCCCACACGGCTTGTGCGCCCGCCGCGCTCGGCGTCACTGACAACTGAGCGCGAGTCTCGAAGATCAGCCCCTTGGTGCAATCCAGCGCGAGGTTGTCGCCCCAGTACAGCACGCAATCCTCTTTCTCGCTCGTCGCCGCCAGGGTGCATGCGACCTGGCCACCGATGGCATTCGCCACTCCGGCGAGGGTTGGCGGCCCGGCACCGACGATCTTCTTGACGAAGGGGCAGCCATCAACGGCCGAACCGGCAGCCGGGACCGCGACGTACGATTGTCCAAGGAAATCTTCGTAGAAATGCACCGGCGCGACCGGCAGCACGTATTCGAAAGTCGCGGTGTCGAAGAACTCCAGCCGCCCGGCATGGAATTTCGAAGTCGTGGTCATGTCATTCTCCCGAACGGCCGAGATGAAGACGGATCAGACCAAGGTCGATGGTGCGGACGCGCCCTGGTAAGACTCCCAGAGAAACAACTCGGCTTCGGTGATGTTCGCCGCATTCGACGCGCTGGTTTGCACGGCGATGGTGTGGAACCCGTTGATCAGGTCCATGCACATCTCCGGCGTGATCTCGAAAACCACGATCTTGTCCGCCACGGCCGCGGAAGTCTGGAAGGTCGCCCCGGGCGTCTGCACCGTGAGGGCATCGCTGGTGGCCGTGGCCGCGCAGAGCCACGTGGGCATGACACCGACCGCCTTCGATCCGGTACCGAGCGTGTCCTGACCTTGCAGGATCGACAGAGTCACCTGTGCCGCATTGCCCTGGTTCACATGCACGACGACCCACGCCTTGAGCGCGTTCGCCAGGTCTCGGTAGGAACTGGTGCGACCGGCCGCATCGGCTGCCGGCGGCAGCAGGGCGACCGGCGGAAACTGATACGGCATAGAAATCTGACGTGCCATCGTCGAATGCTCCTGACGAAACTCGGAAGAGTGTTAGCGGGACGCCAGCGCGATAAAGGGGCTCTTGGTGTTCGATCCCTTGAACGGCGTCAGCGGCACCGCCCACATCGGCTTGCCGTCCACCCGATAGGTGATGCGGAACACCATCTCGTCGGTGAGGAAGGCGACGTGCATGCTGGTCGCCGCCTGCACCCCGTTCTTGTCCACCAGCATGTACTGACTCAGGTCAGCCAGCGTGATGTCCCCTGTGGTGCCCAGCGTAGAATTGTATTCCGTCCAAACCACCTCGCGACCATAGAGGGTCGAGAACGGCGTGGCGGACAGACCGCCGGGCGGTAGGTAGACGAGCTGGCCTCCGGTGCCGACCGCTTGGTTCATCGCCATGAGCTGGGGCAGGCAATCCTGATTAATGAACCACACGGCGTTCTTCGCCGACCGCGCCCAGAGGCGCGACCACATCTGGTCGATGTTTTCCTTGACGATCGTCTGCGTGGCCTGGCCGGCCACCTTCGGAATCGTAATCAAAGCCGGGCTTTTCATGTAGCCAAACGGCATGCCCGCTCCGGTGCCCTCTACGATGGCGTCCTCGGTCATGAACATGACTTCTT